AGTAACCTAACACTATATTGGTATCTTGATAATCGATATTAACACCAACTGTTAGATTATTTTCAGATACACTTAATACGTAATTTCTAAGAGGTTTAATTACTGTTTGATCTTGAGGAATAGCTTTAATTTTGACAGAACCTGATCCATCTATAATGGCTCTTGGTGCAAATCCGTTTAACTGGACTAAACCGCTTTGCGGAAAATATGTTCCTAAAGTATCTACTATTACCGAACTATTTGCATCAACAATTTGAAGTATAGTAGTACCTAGTTGATTTCTTATTCTCGCAATAACGTTATTATCACCATACGTAAATGTGCTTGATTCAATACTATATCTATCCTCAGATGGATTTTCCAGTCGCACCGGAAAATATAATTTATACGAATCTTCTAAATTGAGTGTTGGCTGAAATTTTATTTGAAGTTTAACATTCATACTAGAAGAAAGAACAGATGGGTCATAAGCATCGATCTTTGTTAACAATGATGATCTTCTAAAAGTTTTACCAAATCCAGCTAATAGTGTATCAAAATGTGTTTTAATAAGATTTTTTGTTCTAGCTTCGATATTACCTGACTTTAATCCAGTAAGATTAGGGTCCCATTGAATATTTGCATCGATTAAAAAATCAAGAGAAATTGGCTCTACAAATTTTGTACTTATAGCCATAATGCCAAGATTGTTGGTGTATATATTAACTATATTCGACTTTATATTTATTTTTTCTTCTTCAGTTACACCAGATCCATAATCTAAGCTGATATATACACAACCATAATCAACTGGAATATTATCTTGACTTCCCCAGGCTGCAACTGATTGAATAGCTGGGAAATTAGCTTTAATCATTGATTCGTAATCTAAAGCAGTAACAAGTCTTTGTTGTGTACTAAAAGCAACAGGTGCTAACTGCTTTATAGTGTCAATAGATTGTAAATTAGATCCACTAATTGATTTTGAAAGTGGTATTACATTTACTGGATAGCTTGTGCCTAATATAGATATTTGATTATTTGCGGTAAATGCAATTCCTCCATTACCAGCTTCGCCTGCTGTACTTAAATAGCTCACAACAATCTTATTACCAGCTGTCGGTGATTTGCCAAAAGTTACTCCATCGCCAAAATTAATTTCATAAAAACCATTTGGCGTTTCTCTTATCGTATAATACGTTGAAGTAGAATCGACTGTAACAGCTCTATCTAATTCAGTATAAGTTTCATAAGATGCAGATGTTGTAGAATTATATACTGTTACACTAGCGGTTTTAACGTCGATATTTTTATCTGGAATAACATATACTTGTCTATCTGTAGTTGCTCCTACTATAAATGTCTTATTAGTAATTTTACCTTCATAGGCAATAATTTCAGACGCACCAGTAGATGAATTAAAAGTATAAACTCCGTTAGATTCTACACCAGTGTATCTTTGTCTAGTATGAAATTCATACGAATTCCCATCAATAGTAGTACTAAATGTAAATCCAGGTGGAAGAAGAATAGATGTAGGACGATTAGCTATTAATCCAGTATTAACCGTAGCTTTTAAAGCTACTCTTGAAGATGTTTTAGAAGCAATATCTAGACCTAGCATTTCAGCATGAGATACTACAGAAGGTCTTAACTGAGCAGTATTTAAAAATGATTCGTTTAATGCAAAATTAGCAATAAGACCGTTATAATGTGTGTTATATGCTAAGACATCTAGTATGTTACTTAAACCAGAAGCTTCAAAGTCATAGTCAGTAAACTCTGATTTTTCTTTAAAAAATGTCTTAAGAGCACTTTTTATATTTTCAAAATCAAGTTGGGTTGATGTAATATTTGTTGCCATTTATCTTAACCTTGCTACTGAAGTTTCTATAACTTCTATTGTTCCTGTAGATAATACTAAAAACTCTATTCTACAAAAAATGTTATTTAAATCGGGTCGAATCGTAGATTGAACATTTAATATTTTTGCTCTCGGTTCCCAGTTTTTTACTGCCATTGCGACTTCTTGGTTAATATCATCTTCTAACAAATCATCAGCTAATTCAAAAAGCAATCCAGTCAGATCAGCTCCAAAAGAGTGCTGAAAAGGTTTTTCAAATTTGTTAGTCATTAATAAATTTTTTACAGCCTGTTTAACTGCAGCTGCTTCTGTTTTTTTAAAAATATCACCATTAGTTTTTAAGTTAAACAATAGATTAATGTCTTTACTCTCTCGAATACCAGAAGTGATAATACCTGCAGTTGAAAGATTTCCATCTTCTGTTGAGAATGCTCTTGTTACCATTTTATTCTATCTTCTATTGTTTATTCTATTTATACATTTATTTGTTAATTATTTGTTATTTTAAACTCCAATTAAGGCTTCCTCGGCCTTGCGATTGCGGCACTATAGAATCCTCTAGCCCCACTCTAATAGCCATATACATTGGTCGATCAGCTGAAATTGCTCTGCTTACATAAACTCTATATTTAATAGGACCATGGAAGTCACGTTCATTATATCCGACTTGTTTAAAGAATTCCTTTTCGCCTTCAACATCATGGAATATTAGAGTACTTCCTGGAGCATGTTTGCCAGCTTTTGCTGCAGCTTCTAATTCGTCAATGCTTCCATACGTGCCATTCGGTAGTTTTGTTTTTGTCCCGGCTTTCTTCGGTTCTGGTTCCTTAACAACTTTTGGAGTTTCTTTTTCTTTAACTATTTCAGCTTTTGTTTCAGCTGTTTTATATATTTCGTTTGATCGAGGAGCTGGAATCGATCCGCCTTCTTCATCTCTCATTGTAAATAGACTTGCATCTTTATAAATGTTAAAATCTCCTCCCCAACCCAATCCAAAAGATCTAGCAATTTCTGCGATGGCGTCTGGAAAATCATGAACAAGAGTAGTACCCTTTAAATTCTGAGAAGCATTAATGTTTATACCTAAACCAGACGCATTAGAAGTCCATAAATCCTCTCCTTTGTATTCATCAGGAAGATTTGAATATCTCTGTGTAGTTGTAGAATATCCTTCTAATGTTTTAATTGTATAATTATATTCTGGCCCTTCAAGTTTGTTAATAAATCCTTGAAGATTATCCCATACTACAGCTGATACCATGGCATAAAACCCGCTTTTAGTTTTAATTTTCTTTAACCCTTCCTCAGTAATAGCTGGAGCTGTTACATCTTCTAATTCAATTGCTCCTGTTTCACTTAAAGTTATTTCAATTAAATCTTTAGCTGATTGCAACTCATCATTAAAAATAGTTTCTAGCTCTTGTTTAAATGTAATTTTATAATTCTGTGGTATTTCTGGCATAGTAACTATAATTGAACAATATAATATTTTTTCTCCATTTGATAATTCATCTACTTCATATGTATCGTAAGATAATATTAATTTATCAAATTCTGCATTGTCTTTTAAATAACTAGCTAAGTCAAAAGTTACATCAGGAGACAGCTCACCAGTTCTACCATTTCTAACTTCAAATGCAACTACCCTACCAGTACTTGATAATTTTGTAATAGAGTCTTCTGGGGCAGATTTGTCAGTTGGCCCTAATTTTTGAACACCCTCAACTATTTTTACATTAAATCCATCCATAAATTTAGGAGCTTTTACTAATTTTAATAGCTTAACACTACCAACTAAATTCCTTGCTACTCTATGTCTTTCAATCTGACTCATATGATTCATTGTTTCAGAATTTGGAAAGAATTTTGCGATTGGTACGCCAGCTGAAAGAAGAGTTCCCATTTTAATAGTTTTAATATGGTTTGGATTATATTGTGCTTCAGGTACAATAAATTTAATTTGTTTTTTAGATGTATCGCTCGCTTTATATCTAGAAATTATGGTGGTAGGATCAACCGCACCGATGACTTGCCCTCCCATTCTAGATTGAGTTTTCTTTCCGACTATACGATCTATATGTGGAGGAACTTTTTCAGTATATGAAGAAGACAATACCCCAGCCGCGATTTGCTCTTGAGTAAACGATAAATTATTTTTATTTGCTGGATTACGCATTTTAATTCTTATTTCAGCCGTAGTAAGAGGTTTCTCTGTAACTCCTGCTGTTGTAACGGTTTTATCCATATAATTATAGATTCCATCATCTTCATCTACAAAAACTGATTGTACCATATATGCAGATTTATCTAAGAATATAGAAGAAGTAGTTGCGGTTGGTAATGGCTTTAAATTATCTAATCCACTTGGCCCAAAATCATTATCAGCATCAGTTGGCCATTTCTTTGGTCCCTTTGTAGTATTTGGCGGAATGTCAGCAGTTGTATCTGATGCTACAGTATAACCAAGCGGTGATCCAGTATTACCGCCACTTCCAGGATGAGTATCTGGATCGCTATAATTTTGAGAATTTGTTACATCAGCAGATTTAGCAAATTCAGCTGTGCCTTGTAAATCACCGTATACAACTGGAATATTCATATGACCTGTTGTCACTTGAGTATCATTATAGATAGTTGCAGTTGTTACATTGTCAAGTGCGTTTATTGAATGGCCAGTAAACATATTATAGTTATACATTACAATATTCTCACCACCAATAGTTCCAGTATTACCTGTAGCAGTCAAATCCTGAGCAACAATATTGATATTAGGAGAACTTAAAGATATTTCAGTTTGTGATGTAAGAGTTGTAGATCCTTTGTGATTATAATCTGCTTCACCTCTCACAACAAACTCATAATCTGCTTTTACTGAAGTGCTTAGTTTTCCAAGAAATGTATTTGTAACATCTTTTAATACAGTAGTACTTTTTACTTTTTGAATAGTTTCAGCCATCATGCCAATAATTCGTTTAGTATAAGACCCAAAGACGTTTACGATCCAATGACCTCCAACTTTTAGATTATAATTTCCTCCAACATCAAGATTAAAATCTCCACCGATATTCATATTTAAGTCACCTGAATAAGTAAGATTGCCATTTCCTTCTGTAAATAGATGATGATTACCAGTTATCAAATCTACTCTATTACCTCTTGCATTAACAATAATAGAGCCATCTGGTTTCATTTCAACTCCAGCGCCTGACATATGCTTAAGTAGAATTCTTTCGCTGCCTATAGTATCATCATAAAGAATCACATGGCCTTTCGGTGTCGTCTTAATTGATACTTCAGTTGCAGAAGATGGAACTTCATGTACAAGAGATATATCTTCACGACCTACTGTAACAGCAACGTCTGTTTCTAGGTTATGAATTGTTTCTCCTCTTGTACTTTTTTCCGTTCCTGGTTGATAAAAATATTCAGATCGAGGTAATTCTCCGGCTGGATCTTCAAATCCAGTACCTAAAGTTTTACCTTGTAATGTCGCTTGTCTATTCTTATCGATTAGAGTATCAAGATCTGATCTTAAACTCATGCGCCGCTCCCCCAAAATTTAAAGTCATCTACAGTCTCAATTACTTTTCCAGCTTTATCTTTAATTTCAGTAGCAGCATTAGTAGCGTCTTCAAGATTTAAGCCCTGTTTTAAATAATCTCCTACACTTTGATTATTTACACCGACTCTCAATACCTCATCTGGAATAACATCAAACGATTTTATAACGTCTCCGGCTTTTAATTTTTTGTCATTAAGAAGACTTACAATTTCATCATATCCATGAACTGCAACTGGAATTTTTTCTGGAAGAGGTATCGCGGTTTTTACTTGTTCTTTATCTACTACATTCGGTGAGACCGCTGGCGCCGGTGTAGGAATAACATTTGGAGCATTATACTGTGTCAGAGCATCTGATGCCATAGGCGATTCTCCAACTAAAGCATCCTGATCCATTGCTGGAAGACTAGGATCTGTTTGATTAGTTTTCTTATATCTATTTTTTAAATAACTACCTACATCGAATCCAGGATCTAATTCTTGATCTTGCAATTCGTTATGACCGAATATACTGCAACCTGGCCAAATAGTATAAAATGCTTTACACATCATATCAAATGAAATATATTGTGATGATGTCAACGATTCTCTTCCATACACCCAGTTCTCTTTTTTTTCTGAGGAATATGAATTCAATCCTCCTATAAATGCAATACCAATGCTGTATTTATCGTGACCCGGAGCGTGTTCTCCTTCTATATATACCGGCCGTCCTCTTTCTATTTGTCCATTCTTTTTTATGATATAATGATAGGAGCATCCTTGATGATTTAATGCTATTGATCTAGCATGAACTTCCGCTGCTCCGGCATGTGCCTGATCTAAAAAATGACTAGACCAATGAACAATCATTTCTGTAATTTCTCTTTTAACACTATTAAATTCAGCCACTAATTCGTCGTATGTATTCACTCGAGTAAATGCATATTCACCTGGATTTTCAACTTTTCTAGAATTATCAGATATAGTTGTTTTATTTCCATCCCAATTCGAAGCTGCTTGTCCTATATCACTTTGCGGTGCTGACAACGGAGGAGCATCATTATCATCAGTTTCTACATTGGTAGAAAGATCTGTTGTAAGACTATTAACTTTGTTTTCTATATCACTAATAGATATTCCTAATTGTGATTCAATAATAGCTCTTGACTGTGCAGGATCCATTCCTGGAATAGTAATTTGACCAGTATCTGGATTTACATATGGAACAATATTAGAACCAAAAGTTGTAACTTCACCGGTATTAGGATTTTTCCACGGTACAATTTTACCATCTGTAGCGCTTTTGATTATAGATGCTTTATTGATATCGTTAATAACTTTTGTAAAATTTTCTTCTTTTAGATCTTTTACGGATTGAATCGTGTTTTCAATTGATAAAACCGAACCAGCTAAATCTTGAATACCTCTTTTTATATGATTTTCTGCAGATAGTTTTGCATTTTGAATTACTCCAAGTTTCGCATTTATACTATTGTCAACATCAGTAACAGTCTTTAAAATTTGATCTACACCTTTTATTGATATATCTAAATCTACATTCAAAGCAGAAGATATTCCGCCTAGACCACTAGTTAGACCCTTTAGTTGTGTAGGAATTGATGTTAATCTATTCAAATTGCCTGTTAAATTTGTTCCAAGCCCATCTGCTAAGGCTTCTAATTTAGCTACCTTATCAAGACTATCTTTTGCAGCACTAAGCAATTCAGTTGGAACAATACCCTTCATTATGTCGTCAAATTTTGGAAGTGATCCTGTAACCTTATTGATATTTGATTGAATAGAAGCTGGCGTTCCAAGTAATTTATTAGCTTTCTTAATACCAGCTCTTATATCTGCATTTTCTGTTTTTGGAATACCAACAAATCCAGTATCAGGATTTGTCCAAGGTCGTGCGCTCATTTGCTGAACAATTTCAGCTTCTGCTGCAGTTAAAGACTTATTCATCTTATCTTCAAGACCTGGCATTTTATTTGTTAGTTCTACAATAGGAGCTACAGCAATAAGATTAGCTATACTTTCTTTAGCTTCAGGTAAAGATTCAGTAACTGATTTAATTCCGTTAATACTATTTCCAACTTTATTTAATAGCATTTTAGTATCACTTAGCGATTTAAGGCCTTTACCAACGATGTCTACTTTTGAAGTCAAATTTTCGAAATCTAAAGTACCTCTTACGTTATTTAGTTTTGAATTTAAATTCTTAATATCCACAATCAGCTCTCCTTATGAACTACCACTAACAAATCTACGATGATAAACTTTAGCCCATTTAATTCTTTCTCTTAAAGACTTTGACCAATATCTTCGCCCACCGCTATTTTTACTCGTGCCGCCAGCTGTATATGGACATGAACCAAATTCTCCACCATATCTTATGAACTTAAACGAAGGTCTTTCAAAGAATCTACACACGCTATAAGCAGCATTTGCTACATCACTGCCACATGAATTTATATGTCCCCAAGCACTTTTCTCATTATATTGACCGCTATCTGTACATTCGTGCCATATAAACCGGGCCTGTGCATCCAAACTTTGCCACGGTAAATTCAATTTTTCAGAAAATAATATTAAATTTTCCCAACGTTGACCCCTCCATTGACACAAACCAAATGCAGGAAGTCCAACATCATCAGGATTAATTATTTCGTTCCATGGCCCGCTTTTAAAAAATACTGATTGACCTTCATAGCTACTCTGATATTGGTGTGATTTTGATGCTTTTGTTACAGTATAAACTCCTCTATAATCTCGTCCACCACCTGGTCCAGATTCTATTCTAATATTTCCCATGAATCCACAGACTTGAGCTGGTTGCATAAAATTACTTAAAGCAGTAAATAGTTTTTCTTCTGTTCCATTTCCTGGCATAGCTTTAGCAATTGCTTCTATCTCAGCTGAATTCGCTTGAGTTGAAACTCCATCACCTTTAGAATATTTTCCTTCAGATCTAACTGCAACATTTTCACCGCCATCAACTAATTGATTTTCTAAAGAAGGATCGGTTGCTTGAATATATGACGGTAGTTGTCTAGTAATATAGCTTCCAAGGACTAGAGGTATTTGTGATAACTTTCCGTCTAAAAACATACCATGCACCATTGCACCGCGGCCTAATACACTGTTTTCACCATCACCTGATATTCCAGGAGAAGTGACTGGAATTAAAGTTTGAGCCCAAGGTAAATCAACGTCAGCAATTTCTAAATTATCATGAATACCAAATATTCTAACTTGAACTCTTCCCATTCTTTTGGGGTCGTCATTTCTTCTAACTTTTCCAATAAAAAATCTTGGATCATCTCCCCAATATGCGCTCGATAAACTTTTCATTTAAATCTTACCTTCTTCTATGACCTAATTTAATTAGGCCTAAAGTAGTGGAAAATGCTCCATCTCCAGCCGGACTAAAAGTGTGTTTAGCAGTGTGTATAATATAATCTCCAGATTTTTTTATATCTAACTCTTCATTATTTTCTGCTCTATGATGCATAGCATTCTTTTTAAATTCAACAGATATTTTATTACTTATAGACATATTTTTGTCTTTTGCTAAGAAATTTTTACCTGGAACTGTAATAGTTAATCCAGACTTATGTACATAAGTTCTTAATCCTAATGCTGTTACTTTTAAATTATGCAAGTTTCCATCTTCACATTCGTTATAACCTCTAATATCATCTGGTAAACCACTAGATATTCCACTTTGAGAATGGCTAGTAGTAATATTTGTTATAGTAGCTGCATTATATTGACCAATATTTTTACCTGCAAAAACCGCTTTGTCGTCATACACCGGAATATCTAATTCATTCATAATACCTAGCATTTTTGCTCTAGCAAACATTTCTCCTGGATTATGTTTTCTAACATGAATAGTGCCTTCAAACGTATCAATAAAATTATATGTAGCAGGGCCCAGACCTAGCATATTATACATATTCTGACTTTCATTTTCTTTATACACATGACTTTTAATTAAAAATAATTTTTCAATAGGTTTTAAAGTTTGTGCTTTGGCTGCTATAGCTTCAGAATATGTGTATGGAACTAGCCCAGTTCCTGGATTATTTAAAGAAGGTAATTCTAACATAGTTTCTAAATCTAAAAATCTAATTTTATCATCACCCATACTAGCATACACATAATATGGAAACCCATTCGTTGTCACACATCTATCACATATCCATTTTGCTGCTGCTAAAGGACCCATATTTGGAATAATAACTTTTAAGGTTCCGTCTATAACTGGTTCTCTATTTTTATTAAATAATAACTCATTACTTAAAAAATAATCAGCTCCACTATGAGTATATCTATCTAATTCACGTAGTAAACTTTGTATTATATCAGTAGCAGTACTAGAAAATCCGCCGGCATTAAAACCTCCTCGACTTTCGATGGCTTTAAAAATTTTATTTACACTCATTAAATTTGATTGATAAGCTCTTTCTTCTATTAAATGTAGTAACACAATTTCATTATTATCGTTACTTTTACCAGTGTTCGTTACTTTATTTACAATAAAACGTTTAGTAATAAAGTTTTTACCATTATCATCTAATTCATCACCGCCTAAAATTGTTATTTCAACTCTTTCAGTTCCTTGAAATGGAAATCTATCTCCTAAATTTTCATTATCTAAAAATGCTAAATTTGCGGTTAAAAACGGATTTTCTAAAGATTCAAAGAAACTTATTTCGTTTATCATATTTTTAATATCATAACCTTCAGCAGCCCATTCATTCCAACGGTCTGCTGTTATCACAACTCTTTCGATAACATATTCGTATGGATTGCTATATTTACTAATTTCTGCCATTTGAAAATTATCCAGTCATATGTTCTATAAATGCTCTATGAACTGCCCGAATTGCTCCAGCTTTTAATACTTTAATAGTTCTTAGCTCATCATTTTTAACTGTGTGATGCTCAAATAGAGTGACTTCTTTTATAAGAGAACTTTGATTTTCACTTCCCACATCAATATCTACCCACTCTCCATTAGCATTTTCGTAATGATGAGCAGAATAAATTTCAAGAGATGAGGATTTTAATCTAGCATTTTCAAATAAAGTAATATCAGGATATGGTACAACTGAATCAGGATCGGTCAAAGAAAGAGGATTTTGTATTATTCTATCGAACTTTACTGTTTCTCCGTTTATCCAGTTTCCGGTAGAATTACTAATAACTATTTGACCTAAATCTAAATTTTTTCGAATTACTGTACCTGTAGCGCCTGATTGGGTACCTTCTACTAAACTACCTACACCAAATATTTTGACTAAGTCAGAACTACTTGTAGGGTGTCCTACATGCGGTACTCCATCATCATCAGTTCTAAAAACAAGAGTAGTATTAGGATATGCGGCTGTAGTTTTTTCTAATAGCTGATTATACCCAAGAGGCCATCCACGTCTTCTAACATGATCATTCATCAAATAAAATGTCCAGTAATATTTTGGGTCATCATATAATTTAGCAGATATTACATCTGGTCTATCTCCATCTAAAACAGTATAAGTTAAATAATGCTGAAATGACTCTTTAAAAGTGTCAAGAATATCTGCGTATGCAGATACATTTTGAAAAATTGTAAGTGCATTGTCTGCACCTCCAAATTTATATTGTACATTTTCAAACGGAGCAAAATATCCCATTTAGTATCCTTTCCGTATATCATCTTTATTCAACAATTCATTTTCTCGTAATGTCATAGATATGGTCGTTTCTTGCCAATCTCCACCTTTGAAAAAAGATCCAGATGGAGCATTAAAAGTTGCTTGAAAATTAGTTAAATAACACGGTTTGAATTTTATAAAGTTTCTATTATTTCCTCTATCTCCGTAGTGCATACTGATTTGAATTTCATTTGGAAATCTATATCCAAATGGAACACTTATTCCTCCAAGAGTATCGGTATTAAACGCTTCTGGATATAATTCAGTTCTAAAAAATTTTACAATTTGAACAATTTCAAACGCCTCTTCTTTTGAAACTGGTTGCATTTTAAAACTAAATGAAAATGTTCTTAAATTAGGTTTATCAAATAACATTGTCATATTAGAAATAGGTGAAGTTCTTAATGATCCTCTAACAGCACCATCAATAGCACCATTTTTACCTGCTACTCCAGCAAGACGTGTTGCTCCTAATCTTGCTGCATCTTGACTAACTGAACCTTTTAATGCTTGATAAAAATTATCAAGTGAAGATAAGCCACCACTAGCTAAACCTTCTAACAATCCACCGCCATTAGATATTGCTTCTGAAGCAGCACCTCCCATAAAGCCAAGATCGGCTGTAGAATAATTAACGCCATCTTGAAAAGTTATATTAGAAGGCATATACATTTTACAGCTATTTTTTCCTAATTCTTTTTTTTCATTTGACATAATATTATTAGTAGTTGATTGAAAATTTTCCTGCGTGTGCGGACTAGAGTTTTCCACTACTGGAGCTTCAGTCGGAGTAACACCAGTTGCAGCTCTCATTGTTAGATCTGCTAAGCTTTTAAACATTTCACCAAAAGCTTTCATTGACTCACCTAACTCTGGAGGAGTAGTAATTATTGGTTGAAATAAGATATAAGCTTTATAATCGTTTTCATTTGCTAAAGGAAATTTAAATCTTCTTTTTCTTGTTTTCACTGCATTTGCAGTTGCAACATCGGCTTCAGCTTCGAAATCGAGACCTCCCATTTGCCTCCCGGCACGGGCTTCGAAATCGAGACTGCCCATAAGCCTGGTTCTTGTTCCTCTGAGCCGAGCAGCTGTATCTTCGACGTTAAATACCATACGAAATTTCCTATAAATAAAGCTAAATTCTACTAGTTATATTTATATAGGAAAACATGAAAACATACTCGGGTAAATTTAATCCAAAAAATCCTCGTAAATATCGTGGAGATTATACTAAAATCGTATATCGCTCGATGTGGGAAAGACATTGTTTTCGATGGTGCGATGAACAAACTGATGTAGTCTCATGGTCTAGTGAAGAAGTTGTAGTTCCTTATCTTTATGAAGTAGATAAAAAATATCATAGATACTTTGTAGATCTTAAGGTTACTTTTAAGAACGGAAAAACATTATTAATTGAAATAAAACCAGATGTTCAGACACGCCCTCCAAAAAATCCAGGTAAAAAAACTAAACGGTACATAACAGAAGGTCTAGCATATGTAAAGAATATGAATAAATGGAAAGCCGCTAAATCGTATGCAGCAGATCATAAATGGGAATTTCAGATATGGACAGAGCATACACTACAGCAAATGGGAATAATGCCAAAACCTCCAAAAAAAATGAAACCACTTCCTTCAATGAAGAAACCTAAGAAAAAAGTATAAATAGATTCATGACAGAGATATTTAAAACACTAGAATTAGAAGCCTTTAGAGCGGGAATTACACCTCGTTCTAAAGAATCGCGTGAATGGTTCCGCAAGAAAATTACTTCTATGCGCGGAAAAGAGTTTCGTAGAATTAAACAAGGTACATTAATGCAAGAAGATGAATTGACTCTTACTAATAATACTGATATTGGTAAGATGTGCATGTTCTTCTATGATCCAAAGCACAAAGAAACATTGCCATTTTATGATAGCTTTCCGCTTGTAATTATTATTGGTAAAGCAAAGGGAGGCTTTTTAGGAATGAATCTTCATTATTTGCCACCTACTTTACGAGCTAAATTTCTTGATGCTCTAATGGAAAATGCAGGGCAAGATGATTTTAATGTTACATATCGAACAGTCAAAGCCGCAACAAATATGAAATACTACAAACCTACTATTAAACATTATTTAAAGAAACATTTGAAAAGTAGACTTGCAACTGTGCATGCACCTGAGTGGGAGATAGCTACATTTCTTCCAACTGCATCCTGGAATAAAGCATCTGGTCGAGAAGTATATCAAAATTCGAGGAAGATCATAAATGGGTAATAGTCGTATATTTAATATTGATGCTTTTAAAGGTCAGATCGGAAAAGGCCTAGCAAGATCAAATAAATTTGTGATAGGTTTGCCTGCAGGTAGAACCATAGAAGATGACCACAACAAATTTCAACCTCCAAGCAATGAATCGCGAGTTGCTGCAGTGGCTCAGGGTCTGCCAGCTCGAGATACCTTACATTTTTTATGCAGATCCTGTTCTTTACCTATGAATCAAATGCTAACATCAGAGCGGGTAATAGGAATGAAACAAGAGAAAATTACTTATGGTTATGCTCAATCAGATGTAACACTTTCTTTTTATGAACCAAATGATTTTCCAATAAGAAAATATTTTCAAACTTGGCAAAATACACAAGTAGATCAAGATGAAGGAGAACTTAACTTTAAAAAATCATACGCAAAAGATATGACAATAACTGCATTTTCAACAGAGGGATCTCCTTTATTTGGCGTTTCATTAATAGATGCTTTTCCTGTGACTATAAATCAACAAGATTTTTCGAACGAAAATAACGGTATTGTAGATACAACCGTGACTATAACATATACTCGATATTTGTCACAGATACCCTCCGCTATGAAAAATGTTCCAGGTGGCAGTGGCTTAGGTCTTCCTGACGGAATTGATCAATTCGTAAAAGATGTACGAAATTTAAATAAATTAAAAAGTGTATGGTTAGATCACGAAAGAAATATCGGATAATATTTATAATTTTAAACCATGAGGTAATATAATGGCACTACCAATTTTAAATGACAAACCTAAATATGAAATGACTATTCCATCAACTGGTCAAATAGTACGTTTTAGACCTTATCTAGTAAGAGAAGAAAAGGTTCTGATGCTTGCTATGGAATCAGAAGATTCAAATCAAATGTTCTCATCAATTATTGATACCATAAAGGCGTGTGTCGATACAGAGGAAAGTGATATAAAATGGAATGAACTCGCAATATTTGATATTGAATATATGTTCGTAACTATTAGATCTAAATCTGTTGGAGAAACAAGTAAACTGAATTTAAAATGTACTGAATGCGAAGAATCAAATGAATTGGTTGTTGATCTATCTGATATTGCTCCGGCTATGCCTGATGTGTCATCAACAATTGTTCTTACAGACGATATTAGTTTAGAAATGCAATGGCCAGCTTATAGTGATTTAAATAAAGCTGGAATGCAAGAAATGAGTAGCACTGAACTTACAATGATGATGATTGGTAATTGTATTAAATACGTAAATACAGTTGATGATCAAATTATACTGAGAGACGAATCACAGGAATCAGTGACTGCATTTATTGATTCTTTAAGCACAGCACAATTTGAAATGATAAAAAATTATACTGAGAAAATGCCGCAGATTATAAAGAATATTGAATTTGATTGTGAGAATTGCAATCATCATAATGAAATTAAACTACAAGGAATGGCTGATTTTTTTTAGTATGCCTCTCTCATGATAGTCTTATAAATTTTTATAAGAGTAACTTCAGGATGATGCAAGACCATAATTATTCGTTAAGTGAACTAGAAAACATGATACCGTGGGAAAGAGAAATCTATATTATGCTTTTAAGTGAACACATAAAAGAAGAAAACGACAAAGCAAAAGAGCGTAATCTTGGGCAGACGTAATAGGATAGAATAATATGGCAACTATAGAACAGTTAACACAACAGCTTGTTAGTGTAAACGAGAACCAAAACGACACAGCCAAAGAGACTAAAAAAGAAATTAGTGATCTGTCAAAAAGTGTGAAAGATCTTCTAAAATTTCAAAAAGATCAAGCAAAAAAATCTGGCAGCGATTTAGAAGCTGAAAGAGAAGCATCGAGAAGAGCGGCTGGGGCAGGCAATGCTGCTAGCGGTGCTGGCGCTAGCAGCGTCGGTGGTGCAGCAGGCGGTTCTATGGGTGGAATAGGTTCAATGCTAGGTGGAGTAGCTGCTTGGGCCGGAAAATTTCTCTTAAAATTTACAAAAATTTTCGGAATGCTAAAACGTATGTTTATTTTCGGAGCTCGAGCTACTGGTATAGGTGCAGTAATATATTTAATTTATCAAACCTTTAAAGACATTGGCGAAAATAAAAATTTTCAAGAAGCTATAGCGAAAATAAAAGAAAGTTGGAATTCTATAAAAACTTCATTTATTTCTATAAAAGATAAAATAGTAGGTTTTTTTGTAGATGAAAACGGTGAGAAAACAGATCTAACAAAAACAATAGAAGATACTATAAATTCAATAACTGAATTTCTTGTAAAACCACTTAATAGAATTAAGTGTACTATTCAAGATTTTGTTAGTGTAACACTCTCGTCAGTAGTGAAAAGTATTGAAACCATATTTAAAGGTCTTGATTTAATACTAAGCGGAGAGTTCGGTGCAGGTATAAATGAACTATTTAAAGCTGCTTTAGGCTGGGATTTTAAAGCTGGAAAAATGACATCAGAATCTATGGGTTTACTGTGGCTTCTTAAAAATTCTTACGATGCTGTTCTAAGTCTCATGCCTGACCTTGAAGTGGTCAAAGGCTCTATGAGTAAAAGCTTTAAAGGCTTTTCTGAATTTTTTACTATCGATATTCCATTATGGTTTAGTTCTCGTAAACTAGATTTTGATTTATGGCTCGGTGATGTCAAAATAGCTTTTACAGAAAAGTGGGAAGAGTTTTCTGGATTCTTCACTAAAACAATACCAGACTGGTTTAGTTCTCGTAAACTAGATTTTGATTGGTGGCTTTTAAATCTTGAAATGGATTTTGAAGACAAATGGGAAGAGTTTTCTGGATTCTTCACTAAAACAATACCTGAATGGTTTAGTGCTCGCAAGCTAAATTTTGATTGGTGGCTTTTAAATCTTGAAATGGATTTTGAAGACAAATGGGAAGCGTTTTCTTGTTTCTTTACTAAAACAATACCAGACTGGTTTGAAACTACAAAAAATAAATTTGTAACAGCATGGGATGCCAGTAAAGATTTACTTAAAACTAAGTGGGATGAAGTAGTAAAATTCTTTACTGTAGATGTACCAGAATATTTTACTAATTGGCTTGATACTGCTGTTGATAACGTTATAGATCCAATCGCTGCAACCTGGGCTAGAGTAGTTGATTGGTTTCTTAAAGTCAACACTAATATTGCTACAAAATATGATGAGATTAAAGCTTTCGGTTCTGATATAATATCTGGAATAAAAGATACTTGGTGTAATGTTGTTGAATTCTTCACTGTAGATATACCAGCTAAAATGAAAGCAGTATGGGAAACAATAAAAGCATTAGGAAGCAATCTATTAGGTACCGCAGAAACAGGTCTTAAAATGTATTGGGATCATCTTGTTGATTTTTATACCGTTAAAATACCAGCCGCAATGAAAGCAGTATGGGAAATAATAAAAGCAGGTGGCACAGGTATATTAGATAATATTAGCGCAGGCTGGGAAAGTCTTAAATGTTTCTTTACTGTTACTATTCCAGAAACAATTAGTAAATTTTTATCACCTCTAGAAAATTTTGATCCAATGGCCAAAATTACTGAAGGCTTTGCTACAATCAAAACCTTTTTTACAAAAACTATTCCAGATAAGATTGCTGAATTTAATCCGCTTGGTGAGTTTAATTTGACTGAAGAAATAGGTAAAAAAGTGGCTGATATGCTAGCTATGATTTTTGATCTTATTCCAAGTATAGAAGATATTAAAAATACTATAATAAGAAGCGTAAATAAATTAGGCAGCGCTGGAAAAGCTGTAATGGACTTTTTCGGATTAGGATCTGGAACAGAAGGTCCAGGTCCGTTGACTACACAGGAAAAAGTAGCGCAAAACACTGCAGAAAGAACAGAACAGGGATTAAAACCTTTCGCGCCTTTACTGGGGGTACAAGCATACAGCCCTGTAGGTAAGAAGATGGTCGACCACAATTACACCATGATGGATGAGTTTTTAACAAACGAACATAGTGCTATGAATAAGCATCTAATAAATAAGAAAGCTGACGACGCGCGGCTTGAAAGGCTAGCACAATCTGATAAATTAGGGCTAATAGCTGATAAGCTTGAAGCATTAATATCAGTACAGGCTATGGGACCTCAAAATGAAGGTTTAAAATCTATGGTTAATAATCAAACTTATAATTATGTCACGGCACCAGCAACGTCAACTGATGTAGAATATATGGGGTACGGACCACCTCACTTACAACATTTTTATAAATGATAAAAAAAATGCCGGCAATTAAGCCAGCATTTCTCAGTTATATAGTTATATTTAATCGTTAACTAAATTAGCAAAATGCGACATAATATCGTCATCATCATCTGAACTAGCTACAGCACTCATTGCAGGTTCAGGAGCCGATTTAATAGGTGTCGCTACTTTTTCTTCTCCAAGGCTACGCTCTTGGGCTACTGTGGGAGCTCCAGCAACTGCTGCTTCTCCAAGTACACTCATCAATTTAGTTTTTAGCTCTGTATAAGACTTATATTTAGTAGGGTCATTATACTCAGCCAAATCATGCATTGAATTATAAAGACCTTCAAGTTTTGCATCATCTTCAGAAAGCGTCTCTTGAGAAGCAAATTCTGATTTATCATAGTTGCGATAACCTTCGACATCCCGAATTTTTAGTTTGAAGTTAGCACCAGTCCAAAAATCAAATGGATTGATTGGTTCTTCATCTGCAAATTCTGGTTGCATAGCATCCATTAGTTTATCAAAGATTTTCTTACCATATTGATAGAGAAATACCTTACCTTCGTTGGCAGGATTACCTGGATCAGATACGATAAGAACGTTTGATACATAATGCAAACGACGTTTTTGGTTACGAGCGATCGTCTTATCAGACTCAACACCACTATTCCAAAGACGGCTATTGACTTCACCGACTGGATCATCTTGTCCAATAGATGTAAGTGATCGTTCAATGTACCATTTACCAGTTGGGCCTTTAAAGCCATGATCCCAATAACGAACCCACGGCAACTCAGAACCTTCTGTGGCTGGGAGGAAACGAAGAACAGCATAACCGTTATTCTGTTTATCGACCGTAGGTTTCCAAATACGATCGTCTGTGTATTTGTTTTTAGCACCGCCAGCAGATTCTGCTGCTGCCACGAGTTTATCAATTTGGCCGCGGTTCCGTTTTAGATTTGCAAAAGACATATTGTATTCCTTATATTTGCTGAATTATGTTTTGTATTAACTGAATTATTATACCACATTTTTGACATGAAGTATACCTTTATTTATATTATTTTCTAACAAAAATAACAGTTTCTTTACCAGTGTCAGGATTGACTGATGGAATTGCAACATGACCTTCGGGAACAGGTTGAGTTCCGACATATTGCCATGTATTTCCAGCCGCTGCATTTGCTGGACCAGCAGCAAAAAACTCTTCATTATCATTCAAAAAGAGCATCGTAATCATAATTAGTTCAAACATTCTTGTTTTCCTTTGTGTGTTTATATAGTTGATAATAGTAGTCAAAAGTTACTGGATAATTGTCTGGATCGGGTAGCACTCCTTTAAACATTTTAATAAATTCATTTATTTCTTCATTGCTCATGATTACTCCTTAAAGCACAATACCATTCCCAAAAATAATAAGCATTTAAGAACATCACCGCCACGATTATGAGGCTGCTAGAAAGATTAATTACAATATACGAAAGTATATCTGCAAATACGTATATCACTACATAATCCCACCATCGTATCATTCAAATAGCAATTCATTTTGCTTTGGTAAAAAATTAAGACTCATTGCTTCAGCTTCAATTTTTTCTCGAATCACATTTGATATAAACTTTTTTACATCTTGTGGATCAATATTAGTGATGTCACATGTCACAATAACAGCTTCCATATATGATAGTTTTTTATCAACAACTTGCTCTTCAATTAACTTACCAAACTTGGCTCTGTTCATAAACTTAACTTCTTCTTGCATAACCATCCTTTCTATTTAGCCATAACTCTAACAAGGATTGTATCCTTATTGATGCGACCATTTACTTCATCTTTAGTTTTAGTCGTGAGCTCAGACCATTCTTTTCTAATTTGATTTGCAGATTTTGTTAAAACTGCTTTTATAAAATCATCCGGTTTGCGAAGTTTAGTGCTACGTGAAAGATCAGCATCAAGGCCTAGAATAGTAGTACCCTTTACTTCAAACCCAATAGATTTTTGGCATACATATTCTGTTAGCTCTTTATATTTTACATTAAAGGTATATAAACGCATTGCACCAATTATAGAAGTTGGATGGATTGAAGTAAGCTTAAACTCCTTTGACTCTTTTGCGTAATTGAGTTTTTCAACTTGCTTATCTGCAGTTTTAACCTTTGGCTTACGAGTAGCTCGCAATGCTTTTTTTGATGCCATAAATTTATCAGCATCATTTACGAGTTGATTGAGAAATTCAAAATATTTTTTACGTTCTGAAACGGAAAGATATGAAAATGCCTCGACCAAATCTTCGGTTTTATCTTCAACTAATTCTTTTGCTTCATTACGAATAGGTGTATAGTAATCCAAAACAGCTTTGGCTGTATTATTTGCAGCATCAACTTTTTTTAATTCATCATAGAGTGAATAGTTCATGCATTCCTTATGATTTTTAGGATCATATTGATCAAGAACATATTCAACTTGGGCAATAAATTCTGATGTTTTTTCTTTTAAAATTTCCTGTATAGTTTTTCTTTGAGGTGATGTGTCGTCACCTAGTTCAGCTTTTCGAGCAATATTGTTTTTGCCACGAGTTAGAATTTCTTTCATATGACGATTTAAGCAATCTTCAGCTTTCCACCATACCGGAAATTCCTTACCCATTTCTTTCCATGCAATAGTAGCTGCTACAAAAGGTATAGAAGTAAAAGCCCATTCAGGCGCTTCAATGGCGATTTTAGCCTGATCTTTTGGCATAGTTGTTTTAATATAAGATTTAATTTTTGATGAAACATCTTTTTTATCAAGATCAGTACGGCAATAATCATTGAAATCACGAAAGTTTCCCATTGGCCCTGCCGCAAATCCAGTTGACTTACGTCGGGAAAATGTTTGCTTAGCTTTAACTTTTTTTCCAAGCTTACGAGTTACCATTATTAAAGTCCTCTATTTTGATTAAGTCATAATCTCCATCATCCATTTCTTCGTAATGAATATAGCCATCATGACATAGTTTAGTAATTACAAGATCAATTATGCCTTCGACGTTTTTTTCTTCTGCATTTCTGCGACCAAGAACAAAAGAAGTAATAATAATTCCACTGACTAGTAAACCAAGTTCAAGCATAGTTATCTCCTTAACATATGACTATAATAACACAAATAAGAGTCATTGTAAACCCTTAAACGCATTTTTTTTATTTTTTTTATGATTTACCTGCAGTGACATATGAGCCTTCAGCCATATCATATGCCGCTACTAATTCTTTTAACATGTATGGTGATATTACCACAATATTAAAATCATCGTCATCAGTGTATTGACGAATATAACAAAGTTCTTCGTCAACTATAATTTCAACATCATCGGTTTTTCCATTATTATCTAAAATGGTAATAATACTATGATCATATTTATGTTCAACTGTAATCATAATTTTCTAAGTAAACCTTTTAATTTAACAATTTCAGAATTAGTAAGAGTTGCATAAGGGGCTTTTAGAAGTCGATCGACTACATTAATGATAAAGTCTCTATCTTTCTGATTCATTTCTTAGCGGCCTTTCTTAAGCTCTTGAGGGACGCCGAGATGATAGTTGGATATTTTCCAATATAACTACCTGCTTCTAACATGTCTTTACTCAATAGATGTTTATGATAGTGTTCAATGTTGTCCCATTGCTTAATAATATTTTTTGCTAATTTATCATAAAAATCATCAGATAATATTGGATCATCTTTTTCATAATAAGCATACGATGCCATAAGGTAATATGGCACCGTCATATTCACATTATTAGTAATTATTTTAATAACGTGTTTATCTAAAATCATCTACGCATACTCGCCGCATCAATTGCTGACTGTTTGTTGTCTTTACGAATTGGCATAAGATTACTTTTATGTGTTACAACAATACCAGCAATCTCATTACCTGTATATTTATTCGTTTCTTTTAGTGTACCATTATCAATACTATTTGACAATTGATCTCTTGAAACTTTAAATTTTGGCCGCTCATGACGATAATCTTGTTTAGTTCCTTTCACACCCATACGATCAAGAAAAGCTTGATGTTCAGCTTCCCTTGCTTTCCAACCCGGCTTCTTTTTGATTTTAGATTTGCCATGTACTTGAACACCTTGAATCATATGCATAGACATTGTATACTCCTTTATCGTTAGATTTAATCTATCACACTTTTAAGAGATTGTAAAGGATTATTTTAATTTACATAGAATAAACTTTTGGGCGATAAACATATTTACATTCCTGTACGCTATCGACACGAAAAGACCGCCAGCCTTTTGCGGTCGTGTCCCAGCATGGAATGACTTCAGGATTTACAGCACGAACTTTCTTTTGAGTAATAGGCTCATCTTTTTCAGCAGATGGAATCATACCTTCTAGCAAAGTGCAAGTCATAACTCGCTTATCGCCATTTACTTTTGTAAAGGTTACTTCGCATACACCTGATGTAAGCATTCCCATAAACTTATCACGAGAATCACTGTTAGCGGTTTCATTTAATACTTCAGTCATTGATATTACCCTTTCCGGTAAATGCATCATTTTCTAAATGATACTTATTGATAAGTTTTTTTAAAAACTTGATTTCTTCTTCTAATTGAATAATATGATCAGCGGCTTTCCAAGCATAATGCTCAGTACATCTAGCCTTCCATTCTTCACCTGCTTGGTTTTTAAGTGATTGAACAACTTCAGATTGCTGTGGACGAGGATTAATATCTAAATAAACCTTGTCCACAACATCATGTTCATTTTCCTCCTTTTCAAATCCGTGTGTATTAGGCTCATTCATTAGTTTTCTCCAAATCACTGCAACTGGAATGTCCACTGGTTTTTAATGTTAGAACTACTATGACCCCATCGATCTTGACGTGTTTGACCACGGTCAAGGTGCCAACGATCTTTATTTAAGTTTTCACACATTTTAATTGCATCTTCTTCAGAAGTGCAAACAGTCCTAAGCGTTTGCCCAGATGTTACATGCCACAGCTTTTGATTAATTCTTGCCGGGTCTTGATGAACATTCCATTTAAAATCATTAGTCATAGTAGTCTCCTTTAAAATGCCAACTGAATATCAGCTGGCCCGTTATAGTATTCGTCGCTATGCATACCCATAGCTTCAAGCAACTCATCAGTTTCTCGTTTGAAAATTCCCCAGAACTTAGGATCGTGCTTTTTGATACTTTCAGCATTATGCTGAATATCAAATTTCTTAATTAATCTTACCCAATACGGCGCTTTTGCTAAGCGATCACGATCAAGCTTTTTTCGAAGTGATCGATTACCAACAAACGTTTCAACGTCTGTAAGAAACCATACACCTTTCGCGACTTCATCTCCAAACTGCTCTCTGATGTCTTTATGATTATATGATGTATCTTCAACAACATCATGAAGAAGCGCCACAGACATAGCCACAGTAACACTAACTGGGTTTGGGCCATGAGGATCTGTATAATGCGGATTGTCATCCAGATGCTCTTCGATCATATCAGCAACTGCGATAGGGTGCGTGATGTAATCTTCACCGGTATACTTACGTTTTTGATTGGAATGCGCTTTTGTTGCGAATGTAAGTGTATTACCAAATGCTTTATAATCTTCCATATCGAATTCCTTAGTTAGACAGTTTATAAAGAACTATGCCTAAGTTTCCTGCAGAAATTAATAAAAGTCCATAAGTAACCCAAAATGGATCTTCGTGAAGATCACTTTTTAGATAAGCACGTAAACAGAAAATGCCCACGAAAAGGTTGATAATTGTCATAATTTCCATTATTTTTTACTCCCTAAAAACATATCCCAGAACATCCACATAATACCAACTAACGGAACAGATAGACATATTACAGCTAGAACTATTAATATAACCATTACTAGTAATCCTCTTCTTCATCTTCTTTTTCGATAAACAGTTGATCTGTATTGTTTGCTATAAACAGCCAAACTAATACGCCATAGCACATTAAGTATCCTGCAATCGAGTCCAGTATTATAAGACAAATACCAAGCCCACCGAAAAATAGAGTGAATGCGATCCATAATGGTTTAATCATTAGTAGTCTCCCCAATCTGTATCGTGACGAGTTGTTTCGTGGAGTGTCTCGCCATAATATGTTTTAGCATATTTAGATGCATCAGTATAATGATTAACATTATTTTGACCGCCAGTAAAATCAGCCAACTTTTTATCATCTGCTGTACGCTTTTTACGAGCAACGATACGAACTTTTGCAGTATTTTTACGAATTGTTGCCAACCGCTCTTTGCGAGCCTTTTCGTTTTTTTGCTTTTCAGCAATTGCTTTAATTATTGCCAGCCGATCATCTAGGTTTTTAGCAATCATAATATTCTCCTTTGTTAAGTCTAATCTATCACACTTTTAAGCGAATGTAAAGGATTATTTTCAATATTTTGAAAAGAATTCCAAAGAATTTCTTCCTTTTCAAATGCATCTATTTCCCAAGGGAGATTTTCATAATCAATCCCTTCATATGTTTCGCCAAACCAAGTCTTTTCGATATCACAGAATTTTTCATGAAGGACTTGTTGAACATGGACAAGTTCATGAAAAATTGTTTTTATTATTTCTTCGACTGATTTTTTACTATTAATTTCGATAGCAGCAACGCCATCTTCTTCATCGCCAATACCGTCAAAATAGCCACAATTATCTCCATTTTTACTTTTAAATATAATTTGAAGTTCTTCAAGATCTTCAAGAATAAGCATTTCATTTGCATATGAAACTACCGAGTCAAGAACTTCGTTTGAAATTTTTGTGGGTTTATTGTATGTATCAAGAATCATATTATTATACCGCCATGAGGTCAAAGGGATCGTCGTATAGTTGTTCCCAGCATTCTTCAAGGGCATCTTCATCATTTGAAGAGAAAGTAACAGTATTGTCAGGATTGATTGTGTAGTCAATCCCTAATCCATCAGTGAAGATAGGAAGAAGTGAAAATTGAAAGGTTGGGTTAGGTTGAAAAGTGAAAGATTTCATTTAGTTTCTCCTTTGTATAATATTTTTAATTAAGTTCATTAGGAGAATTTTTGAATGTTTTAATAAGTTGTTTTAAAGTTAAGAGAAAGAATACAGAAGTTGTTGGATTATGAGGTGGAAAAATCATATGTAAAGTAGATGATGGAAGGTTTAGTGATTTGATATGAGAAATGATTTGAGGAATAGTGTTGAAAGTAGTTGTAGAAGTTTGGTTTTGATTTAAGAGTGTGTATGTCATTTAGTTTCTCCTTTGTTAAATATAGTCTATACTATTTTTGGCCAATTGTAAACAAAAAAATGCACCCGAAGATGCATTAAATTATAGGTGTAACATATTTGTCACATTAATATTACCACTCTTTATAGCAACCATCTTCTTCGTTATCATTAAATCCTTTAGTATAATCTACAATTTCTTTTGGAATCATATCTTCCATTTTAATACATGGACTATTATATGTACCCTCAACAAAATAATGAGGATTAAAACCTCTTCTATAATAACTATCGGCGGCTCCTCTATCGTATGGACCACCATGACGCTTATCATATGTCATTATATTTCTCCTATGTTAACATTGCTATAAGAAGACATGCTAGGAAGATGCCTTCAAGAATCGGTTGTTCGAACATTTTTGTACCTCAATTTGTTTCATGGTATATTCCATGTAGGTTGATCCTACTTTGTTTTTTACTTCTTCGATAATTGACTTATCGTCAATATTGTCAGCCAGCCTTTTTGTCACCAGCTTAGAAATAAATTCTAAATCGTGATAATTATATAAGGCTGGCTGACATATTTTCATGCTAGCATTTTTTCTTTACGAGCAGCTGCTAATCGGTCATATCCCTTTTTCCAGACTTCTGGAGATTTGATATTTGATGACTCAGTAACTTTCAACTTCTTTTCTTTGAAGCAAGCTTTAAGATAAGCAGCTTGTTCGCTGCCAATAAAACGAGAAACCAGTTTAAGAAGATTAATACGAAAGCGTACATCGTGGTGCATATTGCCTGCGCTATGTGCCATCTCATGGAGAAGAACATATTGATTTAAACCGCTTTTACGATTAAGATCAATATTATGAGACCATGCTCTGCCCATTGTCCTGCTACCAGTCATTTCAGCCAAAGCAATATTCTTTACACCAGCAGTTGATATTTTTTTCCAAGTCTTTGAAGCTAAAACTTTGTCACAATATTTTTGAGCTTCTTCAAGATTTTTAAACTTTTTACCATATCCATAAGTACGTTCGTACTTAAACTCAGCGCTATAAACTTTTGATTTAGCTGAGTCCCGGGAATGTTTACCATTCTTACGACCAGTTTCAATCAAAGTTTCTTTCTTATTTACATAGTCAAGAAACTTCATAATGTGTTCGCCGTGCCAACCTTTTTCTTTAAGGTCAACTACAACTGACTTTTGGTGAGGGCTATAGAAAATCATACTACATTCCTTTGCATTTCTACAATCATATCCATCCATTCCTTTGCATTTCTACAATCATATCCAATTCAATAGCATCAGCCTTATCATCAAAGACTTCTGACAAAGCCAAGATGTGACCTGCTGGAATTGGATCTTCTGATGATTGTGTGTTAGCGATTAACTGGCGGAGCATCTTAGCAATTTCTCTATATTCTGACATGTTGTATTCTCCTTTGTTAGATATAGTCTATACCATTTAGGAGTAAATGTAAACAAAAAAATGCACCCGAAGATGCATTTGATTATAGGTGTAACATATTTGTCACAATTAACCTTTATAGATTTTAGTAAGCAGATCTTCAAATTGTTCTACTTTTTCAAGTCTATTTGGCCAATGAATATAATCTTTCTGTGGATTTTTCTTTAGATTAGATAGTAATGGAATCATTGAATTATACAGCTTATCAACTTTTTCTTGTAATGCCTCTAAATTTTCTCCAATACTTGCTTGAGATTGAACAGCATCTTGAACTGCTTCAAGTTCTTCTTCTGTAACTGCCGTAAATCCAAAATCAAAAATGTCACTCATCTATTGTTCCTCTATTTCTTTATAACGTCTAGCTATGTACGCATGATAACTTTCTTGTTTTTCGACTGGTGTAATACTTAAATCCATTAGCTTACTTCTTTGTTGTGCGTCATGTATGTTTCTTCTGAAATTTTTTGATCGTTCGATATGATAATAATCAGATATTTGTCTATTCAATTCAATTTCAATTTCGAGTTCAGTCATAGGCTCTGGCCTTCACTTTCAATTATAATCTGTCCGTCTAACATTTTCCATTTATCCAGTACTAAAACAATTCTTTCATTTGGATTTCCTCCAACTTCAACACATCCAATTTCTAAAGGCTTCCATTTTTTAATTCCGTACTGTCTATTTAATCTTTCGATCAAACCTTTTGAAAGAAAGTCAATATTCGTTCTTGTAAATTGAACACATTTTTCAGAAGAATTAAATGTCGTGCCTTCTATTACATGTCTATCATTAGCATCAGCTGATAATATGAAAAGCGAATATATCATCCACATAGCAGTTTCCATCTTTAAAATCCACCAGGAGAGAAATCAGTTCCATTTACAATAATACATGAGTATCCACCAGCAGTTCCAGCAACTGTAAATGTTCCGGTATTCTGATTCACATATACACTAATATCAATTCCCATTGGCTGAGCAAATTGTGGAGGCCGTCCAGGAGGAATTCCAAATATTAATCCTCTTGCTTCAAATAAAAGCTTTTCTCCATGTTCTTTATCAAGTAATGTTTTCAAATATTCTTCGGTATCACATGGAATTCTTATTGATTGCTGTGTAGGATTACGAGTAACGCTATAGTTTTCAAAGTTATTTTTATCTTTTTCAGGACTAATTACATTTGGTTCTAAAGGTTCTATATAGATTTCAGGATCTGCTTTTACTGATATACTTGCAGTGCAAGATGCTACTACAAATATTATAGTTGCTAATAATACTTTCTTAAACATTTGTTAATTCTCCGATTCGTTTCATATATGCATATTTTTCTTTCACTTCTTCGGCTAACTGTTTCTTCAATATTTCGATTGTATTTGCTTGTTGCAGGAGTATCTTTCGATAACGTTCAGCTTCTGTATCGTCTGTTAACTGTACCATATTAATACTCCTTTTATCTTTAGTGTAGATATTTACTACGACGAGTTATTGTTGTAGCATCTACTTCAGTCCTTCGCATGAACGGACCTACTTGACCTCTACACTTACTAATTTCATCGATCATTGATTCATATTCTTCATCATTTAAGACAGATCTATATATGCTTAAAGAACACGCAGCTAATACTCCAGCAATTAACTCGGGCGAATTACCGTCGTCCATTAATTTACCACTAATATAATTTATAATCTCACCCAAGCGCTCAAGTTCCATTTCATCTTTTTTCATTATGGTAATCCGTCCACATAAATTGTTGACCCAATATATTGATTTCCTTTTACATTGGTTTGGCCTCTATAAGATCTGCCATAGCTCTCAGCTCTCCAAAATACTGTTCGAACTTTATAACATGTTTTAGTGTTATTACTAAGTCCAGCCCCAAGTGCCGATCCAATTATTGCTCCTTTGTCATTGCCTACAAGAATTTTTCCAATCACAGCACCAATAACTAAAGAGCTTAAGAAATTAGAAGAGCTTTGACATTGATGGCCACGATCTTGAATATGAGTAACATGAGCAAGTCGAGTAGCGGCGTGACTAGTAGTGCTAACTAATGCAAGTGCTGAACACAATAAAAGTAATTTTTTCATCTTCGTCTCTCCGTTTTATCTAATAACAATTATACCACTTTTTTAATAAAAAGTAAACAACTATTTAAACAGCACAGCTAGCCAATGCGTACAGTCGTCACATGGGTCGTCAATCAACCAATTTCTAGGAAAATCCAAGAGTAGTCTCCTGGATCTCTACTCTTTCATATTTTTTATATTTTTTATGTAGCAATCCATACTGTGATCGCTAAAATTATCTATCTTTAATTTCATAACGCCACCTGCCATGCCTTTTAATCTATCCCAAAATCTTTTAAATCCAGATATTTTTACTACTTGGCCTTCTGAATTCATATAATGTTCTGTTCCGTGATGTCTATAACCCATCATTACCAAGGGCACACGCGTGACAACATCATTATTATTTACGAATCTATGGTGGACTACACCAAGAGATTTGCAGTATTTTTTAAAGCCTACACGAGGAGAACCAAATGTATACAGTTCAACCGGATCTTTTAAAAATAAATTGTGTAAGCATCTTGACGACATAATAGTTGCCATGCCAGCACCAAGCGAATGTCCGCAAAACCAAAGTGTTTTGCTACTATTTGGTTTTCTGGTTAAATCTTCATATATAGCTGGCCAAAGCTCATCGACCTCAGCTTTAAATCCTTTATGCACTCTTGATACAGTTTCAGCCATTACCGGAATAGATTGTAAATCAGCTTTAATATCATTAAATTCTGTAGGCTGTGTTCCTCGACATGCTATAATACAATCATACTTATTCATAAACCGATAGGCTTGCGCACCGTTAACATCATAAAATTCAACGGTATTGAATTCGAGTTTACGGGCCGCTGTTTTAGCTTCTTTAAGATCAGAATATGCGATTGCTGATAGTTGAGCAAACAAGAGACTTCTGGCTTTAAAACTTAATTGATTTATTGGTTGTGCCATAATAGTATTACCTTGTATTTTTTAGATAATACTATTTATATGTTTACTCGCTTAGAAAGACTGCTTCGCCTTTAATTTGCCCGCCTTCTTCACGAAGCTCAGCCTTTGCTTTTTTTTCGTCTTCTAGCTTTTTAATCTGAGCTGCCTGATCTCTAATAATTTTTTGTTGTGCTTCAATATCCATAAATTGTTTATCCAATTCTGATGTTTGAGGAAATTCAATAATTTTACTCATTCACTATCTCCTTATAATATATACTATATATATTTGGCTCCAAGGGCAGGATTCGAACCTGCACGAATATAAATATTCTTTTGCTAAGACTACATATTCACAGCATAAACAGTGCTGCGTGTCTACCTATTCCACCACCTTGGATTATTCTTACTTTTTAAGAGTATCGAGCGCACTGATCATGCGTGTCATACCTATTCCACCCCCAACTCTTGGAAAGAAATCAAATTCAAGAAACTTTTCAAGTTCTGCTTCAACGCGATCTTTACCAAATAATTGGTTAATAAGACCAGCATATTCGCCATTTGAAATAGTATGAAATGTATCTCGCATTTGGTCTTTATCAGTACTGCGTTCTGCACTACCAATTGTTTCCATACCACCAAGGATAACATCAATCTTCTTACTTGTACCATCTTCATTTCTTGACATATTCCAAAATGGACTTGTAAATTCAGGAAATTCTGTAATCATAGAACTACCAAAACTAGCTTCCATTGCTAACTCGTGCTGAGCATCTAATTCTGTAGTAGAACTTAGACCGTAATGTTGTTGCCATTCACGATATGTTTTTTCTGTTGGAATATCAAATCCTAAATGATTACATAATTGATATTCCATAGTCTTAAGATCATCGATGTCTCCTGGCATTTCAAATTCAAACATCGGAAAAATCGTATCATGTCTTCCAGGAATTGCATTTGGTTCTTGTCTATACGAAGTCGAGACACAAAAAAACCCCTTCGAAGAGGGGCGAGTTAATAATTCATATTCCAACCACATCTGGCCAGTTTGAGGAAGAGGCCATATTTGCCCTTCATAATTATATGTTGCTACATTTTCTGGATCTTCACATGCAGCTAAAATGCTTAATCGGTTTTGTGTATGTACTTCTTCAAAGCCTCTATTCAAAAAAAATGACCTTAAAAGGTCAACTGCTTTTGTAAATTTTTTTGGTTCAATCAATTGTGTCACTATCTTATCCTTTTCTTATATTTGCCACATTGGGAATATTTATACAAATAATTTCCATTAATATCATTATTAGCTGAATTATATACAGCCCAACGAAAACAATTCCAAATATTATATGAAGTGTGATAGTACCAAGGGAAAGGAAATTCGTGTCTCCTTTCCCTTAATTGTTTATACCAAGCAATAAATAATTTTATTCTTCTATTCAAAATGCTTACTTAACATTTCAAGACGTTCACTTGCATGACCCATAGTACTAAGCTCTTTTTGCATAGCCTCTACAATATCACTATGTTCGCCAATACCAACAGGATTATTTAAATAAACCATAAAATTAGTTTTAGCTCTTTCTAGTTCACCTTCAGCATGCATACGACATGCTAGCAACAATTGTTCTTTCACTTACCTATCTCCCCTAATGGAATCGCATCTTTTGAATCGATATAATCGTCTGGTGTATATTTTCTTACATTAACTTCTTTTATCATCATTCCATCACGCATTCTATACGTAATAAATTCTTGTCTAATTACTCCTTCTGTTGATGCTTCAAATGCAGATTTAAATGGCCCAGATGTATCTATTTCATCTGAAATTTCAAAAGTATAATCAACCATATCACTAGAACTATCTACTATATAGCTTTGTTCATGTTTATTATGTTCACCATGTCCCCAACCAGAATAGTATTTTGGTGGAACAATATCATTTGGTCCAATTGACTTAGTCATGCTTTTATATCTACCCTTTTTGCTTCAACTTGTGGAATATGTGTTTTTCTACCATCAGCGCCATAAGTCCCATTATGTCCTTCATAAGATTGTGCTAAAGCTTTTTGTGGAGCCTTTATTGATTGTTCTGTTCTTCGTCGAATATTTTCAACAATATTCATTTGTTGTTCTTTTGCGGCTTGAGTCTTTACTATTAACTCAAGAGGCTGAGTGGCATAATGGTGTGAAAAACCTGGTCCTTTTACTTCCATTTATAATCCTCCTTATTATGGTGCGAAAGGTAGGATTTGAACCTACGATCAACCCGTTATGAGCGGGGGGCTTTAACCACTAAGCTACTTTCGCGAATTCTTCTTCTACTACTTTAGCATTTAACAGATCAGCAACTTCAAGTGCTTTATTTTCGTTATCAAATGTTAAGTCAACTACAGTAGGTGTTTTATATATCATATATCCTAATTCACCGGTCATTACAACTTGTTGAACTATCTTATTATTTCTCATTAATTTATACAACTCGTTAATCCTTATATTAGTAAATCAAAGGGGAGACCTTCTGCAGTGCCTCCCCTTCTATCTGCATTTTACGTATGCAGCAACCGGCTGAGTTTCGCGGTATCAGCGCTTGTACCGACCTATAGATTGGGGCCTCCAAAATCTATAGGGTTTCACTAACTAATCACCCTTTAGTTCATAGTTAGTGTCTGGCGGACCCTAGAGGATTCGAACCTCTGACCTAGTGCTTAGAAGGCACTTGCTCTATCCAGCTGAGCTAAGGGACCAATACTTATATTATATTGCGAAACTTTCTCCACATCCACATTGAGCTGTTGCTTGTGGATTTTTTACAACTAAATAGTTTCCGCCTAGTTCAGTTATATAGTCAATCGTACAACCAAATAAAAACATTTCAGCCATAGCATCAATAACTAAAGTGTTATCTATAACCGTCCCTTTTGACTCATCATCTACGTATGTCCAATCATATTTAAACCCGCTACACCCGCCACCTTTTACTTCAAGAAGTACATAATTTTTATCAGCCAAAACTAACTGATTCGTCATATATTCTTTTGCTTTTTCAGTAAGTGATACAATCATTTCTGCATATACTTCAATAGTTCTGGATTGTTAGTTTCTAGAACAACGAAATGGCCAAAATATTTTTCAAATACTTTTACCAATTTATAGTAATCTGTACCTGCGCACATTTCAGACATAATAGGCGATGCTTTCATACCCATTGAATGAGCATATTCTTTTGCTACTTTTAATAGATAAAATGCGTTACCATTAGGACCATCAAGGTCAATAACTATCTCAGAAGCTCTTGTTGTTTTACGAATCATATTAAGGCACCGAATACATAAGGATTTCAAGATATTTGCACAAAGCACAAAAGGCTAAGAACCATACAATACATTTAAATGCATTTGCAATGGTATCAATAAAAATTCTGATAGCTTCTATCATTTTTTAGAGTCTGCCCATGCATGTTTCATACCAAGAACATAGCCAATCACAAAAGCTGAGATTGACATTGCACAAGCAATAAGTGTAATACTAACTTGATAATCCATTATACATTACCCTCTTTAGTGTGAATTAAAGTTTGTGGACCAAGAGCAATTTCAAAACCATTATATTCAGTTTCATATACACCATTTTGTGGTTCATAACGAGGATCAACTACTTTAGCTTGAACCATCGATATAGACTGTTCACCTTGAACATTTTCAAAGCCATTAATGCGTTGAAGCTCATTAAAGATAGCTTGTCTAGGGAAGTTGGAATTTATCGCGCTAAGTTGTGGTTGAGGGGTATTTGTATCAATCATAATCATATCCTTTGTTGTTAGATACATATTAACACATTTTAGAGCGATTGTAAAGGATTATTTTCAATATTATGCATTTTTTTTAATCTTGTTTATGAATTGTACAGTGATGCACGTCTATTCTATGATGATCATGATCACCATTGGAGTCTATCACAGTGTGATAATGATGTGTAGTATGCGAGTATTTTAAATGTGTTCCAGGTGGAAGTACCGTTTCTGCTTCAGCAGCATGTTTGTTACCTTCTACACCACTCATATGAATACCTTTATCACTAGCTTTCGCGTCAACGTGAATCATATGTTTGGTTGTTTTACCTACATTTTCATTATTTGTATTTTTATTTAAAGGGAAAAACTGTGTACTATCATGTCCAGAATGAACTGCAAATCCAGCGCCAGTGCGCGCATCGTGAGTAGTAGAAATCTGAGCCGATGAATGAACAACGCCATCAGTATGTTTTTCAGCATGTTTGATAGCTTTTACAAATGAAGGATGAACACCAGAATAAAGATGTACCCTATGGCCAAGAGGTTTAGCTGCGGTTTTAAGATGATCTGCAGCGTCTTTATCTTGACCAACAAGTGCATGTGGATGGTATTCACCCAACTTTTTATTTTCTGTTTTAAGTTTATGCTTAGTTATAAAATGTTGAGATATCTGACTAGATGCCCATTTTTTACCATCGCCAACTGTGTCAGATTTTCCAGCTGTAAAATGACGAAAAGCTTTGTGTTGCGCTGGTGTCATTTTTTGTTCAAGTTTACTTGATAAAGAGCCTACTTCTTCTATGTCAGATCCGCGATGTGATGTGCTGAGTTCATGACCAGTTTCACCAAAGATATTCTTATTCATCTGAACATCATCAATATGTGTTCTTTTTTTATTATCATGTAAGTCATCACGAGGCTCGTGATGTTTATGATCGACCCGTTTTTCTTTTTTTGCCTGCTTAAAACCGGTAGTATCAAATCCTTCAAATATACCTCTTTCAATTCTTTTTGTTCTAGGAGTTTTGTCACCTATAGCTTTGCTGAGAGTAACCACACCATTGCTCATATAAAAACCTTCATCTTTTATGAATGATCCAAATCTTTCCATTATTTACTTTCGTTATGTGATTTAAAATGATTGAATATATGAGTGTTGCCATCCTCATCAGTATGGCGTGTAGTTTTAAAATGTTTGTGGTGAGAACCTGGCTTTATACCAAATTCTTCTTCTTCTTTCATATTACTATGAGGTTGCATATGTAATACTTCGTCGTCAGGATGTGTATGATAGACATTATAATAATGTGTATTTGATTTATCTGATTTTTTATTTTCAGCAAAAGCTTTAGCAATAGATAATTTTGGTGTAACCGAAGCGTAGCTTACGTGCTCTATAACGCCGTCTTTAGAATCTTTAAGCGCATTATGTGTTCTCGCGCTGACACCCGCAAATAATTTCACGTGAGTACCTGCTTTTCTAAAACCTTTCATTAAATGTGAGTGTTCTTTTTCCCAATGGTCAATATTGTCTTTGTATGGAGTTTTATTACCATTTTTATCTTTTTTAGCTTGACCAAGATGCTTCCAATGATCTTTTGGAACGGGTTTACCATGTTTTACCATGTGCTTATGAATTAAATGTTTATTTAAATTATATGATCCGTTACTATAATTATTTATTGCTTCTTTTGTTTCTTTAGTAACATCACCAGTGTTTTTTGCTATTTCTTTATGTAATTTTACGAAATGTTCGCTACCAGCATACATATCACGCCCGCCATGTCTACGTAACTCGATTTCCATCGGAGCGCCACTTTCAACGTTAGGCTTATAAGACTCTTTGATATTTTTCTTTTTAGATATATTAATCCTATGATTACCAATAGGTTCAAGAATAACTGCTACGCCATCCTTGTTAATATAATAACCCTTGTCTTCTTTTGAATCTTTTGAATACTGTTTAAATGTCTTCATCGTCATCGTCATCCCTGCCATATGGATATTTAAAATGAATAGGTTCAAGAATAACTGCTACACCGTCGTCATCAATATAAAAGCCTTTATCTTCCTCTTCCATGATTATTTTCCTATTTTATCTAAAGTCGCATGAATATCTTTTCTGAGTTTGGCATAACCACTAGGACCATCTAATTCAACATGAGTATTAATATGATTTTTCAACTCAGCAGCATGCTTTGGAAATCTTTTTATAATAGGTTGCAAAAACTTAGTAGGACTCTGTTTTTTATCATTTGATTCTTTTGCTTTTTTTACAGCAAGCCCGTCTGTAAATTTACTAAAAGTTTTAATCATACTATGTCTACCTTTGTATTGCGTTATTTTATTCTATTTATAAGTTTATATCTTTTGTTTTCGCAGAGTCTATTAATTCCTTTATAAGTCGAAGAGCCATTTCAACTTCTTCTTCTTCAAGAAGTCCAAGGTGACCGCTATATGCATCAGCAATAAACATATCAGTAATTTTTTCTGGATCATATTTTGGTTGATGATAACCAGCTAAAAGAGCATGTACACATAGTTCATCTGCGCCAGAAGACGGGACAGGGTTAGTACGCTTAAAGCTATTAAAAAAATCTTCAAAATCCATTAATAAATTCCTCCTGGAATGAAGAAATAATCAATAGCGATCATAGCACTCCCGAGCCATAGACCATATAATATAACATCAAGTGTATCTAAGTTTTTCATGATTTAACCTTTTCTAAGTTTTTCATTTCGATAAGAGCATGACCTTCACGATAATACTCATTACAAAATTTAACGGCCGTAGTTTTATTTATATTAGACGACCATGCAACGAGGGTTTTAACGCCCTCGATCCAGTCATAACAACGAACTTCATACATTAATAATCTTCCTCTTCTTCATCCGAAAACCACATATCGTCTTCACAAGAATTGCACATATGACCATCAAATTGATCTAATTCATCACCACATTCTTCGCAAAATTGTTGCTCTTCCTCTTCGGCATCAAACATGCTTTCGGTATTAAGCTCTGTTTCTAAACCAGGATTTTGTAAGATGTGAAAAAGAGTTTGATCAATAGCGCTTTCAACTGCTTTTTGAAATGTATCACCATTGTAATTGCCTTCATAAAGACGACCACGTGTAAATGGATAGATTATTTCATGAGTAGCAGCATCGATACAATCGTGATTAAGAAGAAAGTTAACAGCACCTGAGCTGTTATTTCCCATACCGTTATTGTATAATTCATGACCTAAGCGGCTAATACTCCGGATCATTTCGCCTGCTACACTATCAGCATCACCTATGGCTGGCATTAGATTAGCTAAACGATCATAGTCTGTTTGGTACTTGCCTTTGTTGGCCCAATAAGTATTTTCCATAGTATATCTCCTTTTGTTAATATCTTTATAAACTAGTTTTGACCAATTGTAAACAAAAAAATGCACCTAAAGATGCATTTTTTTAATATTAGATAAAAGTGTGATATAAATGTTACATTTTATTTAACACCCTTACGAACTTCAACATTATCAGAAAGTTTAATTAGTTTTGTATCTGTTGTTCTGTTATGAATAATAAACTGAGTATCTTTAAACTCTTTAAACATATTAGTCCAGACAGGTCGCCAGTTACGTGTTAATCTTTCGGTATTCATATTGTCTCTATCAGATGGAAGATATAAATCTGTACTAGACGTAATATCAAAAGCAAATATAGAATCAAATCCGTACATATGAATTTCTTCGCATTTCAGTTTGTTAGCTGTGTAATGAGTAGCCATATGACCACAATTAAAATCAGTATAGTTTGCAACGTATCTTGGCAACACCATATAAAATTCTTTGATCTGAGGTGCGTATTTCATATAAAAATCGTTTCTCATCTCCATCCATTTATTGGGTCTTGCGCCTAATACCCAATCACCTGGAACAACAACATCACCATCATGAATTGCTTTCATCATTTTAAAGTCAACCATTACTGTTGTGTATGCGTTGTGCACAGTCATAGGTGGAAGATTGCATAGAATCTTTAATCCCTTTGACGGCTTATAAAAACCTGCGCTTGGGCCGTTACCAATAATATGTGCTGTTTTAGTCATTTACTCATTAGACTCCTGATTTTATCTTTACCTTTATATCCAGTCCAATGAATAGCTTTTTTCTTTTTGCTGTCCTGACCGTCTAGTAATTGAATTCTTAGCCAGTTATATTCGTTTGGAAGGCTTGTGATATATATCATTCTCTGTAAGGGATGCTCTTTTAGCATCTCATGTAATGTTTCTTGATCTCCAACTGATGGTTGAGTTCTTACTAAACCGACCCACTGGTGCAAAATCAATGGAGTACCTTTAAATGCTACAATACCAGAATTATGCCAGACTTCTCCTCTTCTTGCAGACCATGGTTTATCTTCTACCATTCCAAGCCTGTTTTCTTCTACATAATTAAATACACTTGACATATCTGAAAGTATTTCAAAATCAGTATCAATCCAACAAGTATACTCAGAAAGTTCAGATGCATCAAGCATTGATTTAGGTTTCTTAAACCAACCTTTCTCTTTATGTTTAGTCATATCAACAACGTGTTTTATAGGATTATTTTTAGATTTATCTTTTATAGCTTTTAAACAATCTTTTGATACTCCAAAATTAGCAAATATTAGTGGAGTATTATTCCACTTACTATAATTTTCAAGAAACCATGGAAGCATCCATTCAGTTTTTTCATCGCATCCTGTTAAAAATGCTTTATCAAATAATTTCATAAGCTTCACCATATCCATGCTTTGCAAGACAGCCCTGTTCTTTTTGAATAGTTGTAAAGCTATCTTTTGCTTCTGCAACATATGGATATAGCTCGTGTAAAAAATCAAAGCGATTATTATGAATGAATACATCTGTAGGACATGCATCGATCTTAGCACGAGTAATAAGAGCTTTTGCGGCTGATGAATTAATCATGTAAGCGTGGGCGCCTGGAAGATATTGTTTAGATACTAATTTATTTAAACCTAATTTAGATGGAGTATGAAATTTACCATATGATGGAGCACCAATTGAAACCAGAACTGGAGCATCCCAATGCATTCTCGGCATTATTCCTAACTGACCAGTCATAATAGCATCATGCTCAAAAATGATATATGGTTCATCATTCTCTTCAGCGCATTGTTCCCACAATCTATGATGAGAAAGAAATCCGCTCATACATCTCTCTGGTCTTGAATATACTTCAGTAAATCCGGCAGGTTCAATGCCTCGATCTTTTAGCATTTTAATTGGTTTATCTTTTGGAGTAGTAGCTTTAAATAATTCTACATCTTCAATTCCATAATATGCTGCGCTTTTAGTACATCTTTTAGCGACCTGTAAAGATTTTTCATTATTCATTATAGTAATTACATAAGCTTTAAACATATCAATAACTCTGTGCTAGGCGCCATTTCAAGTATTCAAGACTTTCAATGGGTTCATATTTATCAGTACCGCCCATTAGATTTTTAACCATAGTACCTGGTGTTGGATCAACGAAGTGCGGCATGCTGTATCTAGTCTTATGTATATGGCTGTTAACTACACGATGTTTAGTACTTTTAAAATAGTCGTTTGTCCATCTCTGTAACAAGTCACCAATATTACAAACCACTCCATTTGACGCATACGGAACTGGATGCCATTTACCTTCAAGATCTTGAACCTCTAAACCTGGAACGTCATTAATCTGCCATAAAAGTGTAATTGTACCATAGTCGCTGTGCTCGCCAATACGCATTTGACGATCCTCAAGAGGTCCAGTATAAGCTGGATAGTGAATAACTCTAGTTGTATTGAAAGGTTTCATATGAGTATCTACTAAAGTAGAATCACATTTTAAAATTTTATCGAACATTGATAGAATGCGAAGTGTAAGTCTATCTGCAATAGTAATACTTTGAAGAGCTGTTGCCTTGAATCCGTTTAATTCAGTTGGCCACAAATGATCTGGCATTCTTTGATTATTATAATTAAAACTTTCTTTCATATCCTTTGGAGCGGTGGGATCTACGTTTTCGTCTCCTACAATGCTATATCCTAAATTAGTCTCGCCTTCATATGGATATTTATTCTTTATCTCTTGATCTAATTCAAAGAATGATTTCATTTCATCAAACCAACAATTCATATCAGTTTGGTCTTGTGTATCAAGAGCATTTGTAAATACCGCAAAACCAACAGTAGTATAAGCATCTTCAATTTGTGTTAAAACGTTTGAGCTTTTTAAATCAATTACAGGAATCATTTTACTTCTCCAAAGTAAGGGAGACCCGAAGGTCTCCCATTTCAATAATTAATCAGGGAATCGAGCAGTGATTCCTTCAACATAATAATTCATACTATTTAGTTCACCATCAGTAGCTACTTCATTAGCTTGAATGCGAATTTCGCCTGCTTGATCTTTAATAGGACCAGTAAATGCAAAATACTCACCATCGCTAATTTGTTGCATAACATCTGCTGCCATCGCTCGAACATTATCTGGCATATTAGTAAATGGTGCCATCATAACAACACCTTCATTCATATGACCAAAATAATCTTCACTTTCCCAGTTACCATCAATAACAGCTTGAACCTTACGAATATAGTAAGGTGACCAGTTATCAATAGTAGCAGTCAATTGTGCTTCAGGAGCAAATGCAATTTGATCTGATGCTTGACCAAAGCCGTGTTTACCCTGTTGTTCTGCAGCTTGAAGCGGTGCTGGAGAATCAGTATGTTGTGCAACCATATCACAACCTTGTGCCATTAGAACTTTAGCGGCATCAGATTCTTTACCTGGATCATACCAAGTATTTACCCAAACAATATCCATCTCAACATCAGGATTCATTCGTCGGGCACCCATAAAAAATGTATTAATTTCACGAATTACTTCTGGAATTGGATATGCACCAATATAACAAATCTTATTAGTCTTAGTCATCATTCCAGCAATAATGCCTTGAACATGTCTTGCTTGATATAAACGCAATCCATAGCTTGACATATTTTTAGATTGTTTGTATCCAGTTGCATGCTCAAATTTTATATGTGGATAACGATTAGCCATTTTTAGTGTAGCTTCCATATATCCGAATGAAGTAGTAAAGATAATGTCTGCACCTTGTAGAACCATAGCATTAATGACTCTTTCTGCGTCTGGTCCTTCACTTACACTCTCTACAAAAAATGTTTCTACTTGATCGCCAAAATGTGCTTCTACATCTTGTCTACCAATATCATGACGATATGTCCATCCATGATCGCCAGTTGGTCCGACATATACGAACCCTACTTTAACTTTATCCCCAGCCCATGCGCTTGTTGCTAGCATGGCTGCTGCTACGATTGTTAAAAGTTTTTTCATTTCTGTTTTTCTCTTTCTTTTTTAAATTAATGTTGAGTGGTTGTACTAGTTAACCCTTGAACTCTTGTATAGAATGTTTTACTAACGCCTAAATTATCTACTAATTGTTTACACATCAATGCGTCATTTGGCCAAAGGCCATATTTAAAGACGAGTTCTATCATTTTCTCAGCTCCAGATGGTTTAATTATATATGCTGAGTTTCCAGCCAGTCCTTGTGGAATATTGAACTCGTCGATAGTTGGAACTGGCTGTATGTCTTTTTTATTCTTTTTTATAATATCATAAAATAATTGAGCTCGGCGAGTTGCACCAAGAGGATTATTAATACCTATTATATCATATTTTGAATCTAAAAGATACTGGTAATCTAACTTTTTTATAAAAAATGCGTCATGCTCTAAAACTATAATTGGTTCTTTCTTTTCAAAGCACTCTGTCCATAAACGAAAATGAGATACAGCTGCCGCCATTCTTCTTTCTTTAATAGCTGTTGGATATGCTGATTTAACAAGACCAGTAGCTATACAACTAACTTTACCTTCCCATGGATAATTCCATACAAGATCCCAATCAATTATTTCTTTTTTAACTGTACTTTCTGTTGATGCGTTAAATCTTTTTACATTAAAATCGTTTTTAGCATCTCTACAGCTTTGCCAACATGCATTAAATCCTTTTTCTGAAATTGGATTATCTTTAACAGTAATGCAAAAAGCTTTCATTTAATTACCTTTATAGGTTTACAATGTTGCGTATATGTGATATAATAAAGAGTATTCTTTAGTAGGGAGGATAGTATCAGTTGACTTTGTAATAACCTTTGTACCAAGATACAAATTTCTCCACACCTTCAGCAATTGAAACCTTAGGATCATACCCCAGTTTTTGTAGCTTAGTAGTATCAGACCAAGTGGTTTGTGCGTCAGCAGGATGCATTGGCACTAATTCACGTATTGCTTTTCGATTCAAATTCTTTTCTATCTCATCTACAAAGTCCATTAACATTACTTTCTCACC